ACAGCGTCAGCCCATCCTTCAATTGAATCAGCTACTAACCATCTTCTACCTCTTTCTTTATTTGGTTTTCTGATTTCAGGTAAAGCATCAACGTGATGTTTTTGTACTGAATATCCAACACCTGTTCCACCTAAAAGTAAGAACATGATTTCAGAGAATACTCTCCAATCATCAATCGGTGCGAAGGCACAGTTGTAAATTCTATTTGGTGAAATCTCAATAGGTTTTCCTGCGAATTGCATTGACCTCATTGATGGAAGAACTTGTTTTCTGTAAACATACATGTAGTTCTCTCTGATTTCATTCTCTAATTGTGGATATTGCTTAATATGCATCTCCATGTTTCTTGTGACTAATTCTTGCCACGTTTCTCTTCTTTTTAGTTCAGGAATATACTTCGCGTATTTCATATACACTGTGATATCCGATAAAATTCTGTTTGAAATGTCCATTTTGTAAATTTTTAGGTGTAGATATTTTATTAAAAAATCATTGATTTTTATGATAAATATGTGGTCATACACCAAGCGACCAACAATTTTTATTTAAAAAAATAAGTTTTTTTCAAAAAAAGTAGATATTTAATTAAGTAGATTTTTGCTGAGATTCTCTCTCTTTTCTTTTCTCAAGAAGCTCTTTAACCCTATCTCTTTTTCTTTCCTCTTGTTGCTCCTCAAAGCCCAAGAATGTAACTGATGATTCAGTATCTATTTCAAGAAGTTCGTTGTTGAACTTACAGTTTTCAAAGACAACTCCGTCTTTACCAAGACGTGACTTTGTAATGGCAATCGTTGCTAAGTTCATCTCCTTTTGTTGAAGACTCTTAGCCACAGTAATGATTACGTGTCCTACTTGAGCTTTCTTAATTGAACCACCCATTTGGTCAGTTGTTACAACTTCAGATGAAATTGAACTTCTGTTACCTTGAGTTGCTGTCCAACCAACAAGATTGAGCTCATGACACATTGCTTCAAAACCTCTCATTACAGAACCTTCAGCTTTCCATTCGTCCTTAGCACTTGATTCAGGTAATACACAATCAATATAATCCAATAAGATTAAATCAATCTTGTTTCCATCAGCAATCATCTTTCTAACTTGATTTTTGATTTGACTCATGGTTGTTGTATCAGATGCAAGTTTTTTGAGAATTAACTTATTCTTCATTGTTTCTTGTATCTCAGTGATTTTACTCATAACCTCATCTCTGTGAAGAGCCAAGTTATCGGGTTCAATACCTGTCCATATTGTGAAGTGCTTTCTTTGAACAATCTTCGGGTTATCTTCAAAAAATATTTGAAGAACATTATAACCCATGTTGAAAGCTGTGTTTGCAATTTTAGTAAGAATGGTAGTTTTACCAACCCCTGTTGGAGCCAATATAACACCAATCTCACCTTTGGCTAATCCGCCCTTAAGTAATCTATCAATACCCGCAATTCCCATCGGGATTGGATGTCTATAATCCTCGTCCAATACTGTGTCAAGTCCCATGAAGATATCAGTAACATTCTTTTCAACCTCACCTACCTGAAGGGCTTCTCTAACCAGTCCTTCAACTTTGTCATAAGATTCAAAATCACCCTCTGTGATAATTTTTTGAGCCCTATCCATTGCTTTTTGAAGCTCTTGTTGTTTACAGAACTTTAAGGCTTTTTCTTGTACAAAAACCGTCCCTTCAAATGGTGCGTCTTTGATTTGCTTAAGAGTATCCAAGACAATCTTTGCAACCAATTCCTGTGTGATTTCAGACTTAACAATCTGCTCCAAAGTATCAAAGTTAGGACAAGATTCATATTTTGAATGATACTCCTTAATCATCTGTAAGATGATTTTAAAGTACTTGTTGTCAAAATAAGAACTCTCAATCACATCAATAATTGATGATGCGAAATCTTTGTCCTCTATGATTTGGTTAATTAATTGTATTTGGAATGTATTCCCTAAGTAATCAAAATTTTTATTCATATCTTCTTTTCTATCCCCCTTGTATTATTAAATAGTTACTTACTCAAATCAAATTCCAAATATTTGTAACTTAATTTGTTGTTTGAAAAAATGTCAGTCAGCTCTCTTAAGACATCTTTCAAAAATGGTCGTACGTCAACCGTATAACGAACTTTTGGTGGATATCTTTTTCCGTCAAAAACTCTATGACAAATTGTCTGTTCCCCAACCTTTACAAAAAGGTTAAAAACTTCAGGTCCGTCAGTGAACGATGTGTTCATAATTGAAGCGTCATGCTCAATAGCATCTCTGTTGTCCATCATGTAAACAACCGTCTTCATTTTCAAATAATAATGCAGTTCTTCACTCAAAGATTTCATGAATTCATATAACTCCAAAGAGTTCTTCGCCTTAGGATTATAGTTCCTAACATTAAAGAATCTCTGTACAACGATGTTGTCGTTAAGAGTCAAAAGGAATTCCATTTTGGTGCTGTCCATTTCTTTCATAATTTTAATTTTTGTTTGTGTTTCGTTTTTCTTTTCTAGTAAGTTTCATAAATGGTTTTAGGAAGTTTACCCAAGCCTCATCATTCTTAGGTAGGTAATTAAAGAGACCGTCTTCCATCATCAGTCTCATTAAATTCTTATATCCTCTGTCGGTGGGGTCTATTGTGTCGGTGTGGATTTGTTCTACAAGTTGTTTTCCTTCATTAGTTATCAGAGGGCTATGAAGGTCAACGATTTTAGAGTTTATTGTGTAGAACTCTTCTCCAAGTATACCGCTTTTTGTCTTCCCAGTCAAAATATTTGACAAGCTTTTGATAGGTTTCTTTTGCGGGATATTTCGTGCAATATCCAACAATTCTTGGACAGTGCATGTTTTTTCCTGCATTTGTGGGAATAATTTAACAAGGGTTTTTTCACCTAATCCCTCAATACCTTCAATGTTGTCTGATTTATCTCCCGTGAAGATTTTACACACGGTTACATTCTGATGAGGAATGTCCACCTTGTTAATAGAAATCTTGTCACCGTTTTTAAAATATTGTTTGTGAACTGGAGAATAAATTGTTACACGTTCGGAAATGAGTTGGGTCAGGTCTTTGTCCGCAGAGAATATAATGATGTTTTCTTGTGTTGCAATTTTACAATAGTAGGCAATAAGGTCGTCAGCCTCGTTATTCATCATCTCGACCTGTCGCACGAATACCTCCTCCAAATACGTCTTTACTCTTGCCTTTTGTTGCAAGTAAGACTCGTATTTGTAATCATTCATATCCTGTCTTCGGTTTCCCTTATATTGAGGATATATACTTTTTCTAATTGAGGAATTGGAATCTCCGTCCCAAAATACAACTACTTTATCGTGGTTGTGTTCATCCAAGAATCTGCGAAGAGTATTAATAAAATGATAAACACCACCAACGTGAGCCCCATCATTATAAAGTTCTTTAACACCGTGAAAGCCAATCTTAAAAAGGTTATCACCATCTACTAATAAAGTTTTAGACACATAGTTTATTTAAAGGGTTACTAATCTTCTCTCTCTTCTTTTAAATCGAAATCACCATCCGCTCCGATGATATCTTTCCAATATTCGGCGTATTCCTTTTTGTATTTTTCAATCGAAGCCTTTTCTTCGGAAGCTTCTTTTCCAGCTAAGAACCCGTGTGGGGTAACGATAATTCTACCGTCATCAAATCCTAAACCGTTGATATGATTTTTCAATACAGATACCTTACTTCTAACTGCAAACTTTACAGAACGTTTGTCTTTGGTCGCGGTAATCTTAGTTGTTCCCGCACCTTTTTGATTACCAAATAAGAACACCAATGATGAGTTTAACCATACAGCGTTTCCACCTTTAGCCATGATTTTTGGTTGACCGAATGGATTATCAGGTAATTCAACCCAAGGTTGGTTGATAATAATTAAAGTGTTTTCCCATTTAGAATCTGCCTTTCTTGAACCTGAAATTCTTTGGTTGATACCCATACCAATCTTGTCTGACAATACAGAGGCGTTATGTTGTTTACCACCTTTACCATCAAAGGTCATTTTACAAGGCACAGAACCCACAGAATCCCATATAAAACATAAGCTTGGTGATTGTGGTCCATCTTCATCTTCGTAGTCTAATTCACCCTTTTCCTGAGCATCCAACAATGAATTGATGTAGTCTGTAATTTGTTCAATATAACTGAAGTTATTGTTGAAGATGAAAAATCCACCCCAATCCATTTCACCTGTTTCTTCATCTACCACTTCCTCACATTCAAAACCCATAAGTTTTGCGTGGTCAAACGACCACTTTTGTTCTGTGATGATGAACACAGGTAATATCTTTTTCTTTTGACAATCGACTGCCGCCTTAATTGCCGCAGTTGTTTTACCTGTATCTGAGTGACCCAAGAACATATTCAAGTGTCCGATTGCAGGTCCAGGAAGACCCACAGCATCTAAGAAATCTCCACCTAAGTCAAGAAATCTTTGAGGCTTATATTTTGCTGAAGTTGAAAACTTCTCTTTAACTTTATTAAAGTTGTTCTTCTTGATTGCCATTTTCTATTCTTTTAATGTTTGGTAATTTGTTTTCTTTTGGTCTCTTGTAAAAGATACTATCTTCTTCATATAACGTGCCAATTTCCTCTTCGTGGAAAGTCACTAATCTAATGTGTAATTCCCCATCTTCATCCTCTTCTTTCAACATACCAAAGAGAACGGTATCACCAACTTGTTTACTTCTACCTGAGAAGTAATTTTTATCTTTTAATTGACTTAATATCTCGTAAGACAATACTTTATTATCTCTCGATTGTATTTCAATTTCTTCTTTGAATGTCATATGAAAAAAAATAAGGGTGGCTTTCACCACCCTTGGTTATAAAATTAGAATGGTAAATCAGTATCTACCTCCGCATCTGCCTGTGGGTCAGCAACCTTTTCTTTAGGTTTACTTCCACCAACTGTTGTTGTTTCAACTGATGAGTCACCATAAACATATCCACCTTTTTCACTATCCCATTTTGGAGTCTCTCCACGAGCGATAGCCTCAAGGTATTCTACAGGTTTTTTAGAATAAACATCTGTCCAACTTAACTCGTCGTTAACCCAAGCATTTGCTTGTTCTTTTTCTTCATGAACAGGAGTTGGGTCATCATACATAATTGTAGATACACTTGTATACTCCTTACCTGCTGGTGTTTTAGATTTGGTCAACTCGATGATAAGGTCACGACCTTTTTCAGGGTCAGTGATGTCACCTTTGTTTCTCCAAATTGGAATGATTTTATCCAAGATACCATCATTCTTATAGTTGTGTTTAAATCTCCAAAACTTTGGACCATCTTCTTCGTGGTCTCTATCAATTACTTTTACGATATAGAATTTACGAGACTTATATTGTTTCGCCAATTCTTTGTCAGATTCTTTACCTGTTGACATCAACTCTTCGTAAACCTCATTCAAAGGTGAACGTTCGTTGTCATTTTTTCCTGGGTCATAGAACTTTTGCCATTGACCACCAACTTGGATTTCGTGATACCAAGCTTCTTTAAATGGTGATGAACCATCTTGAGTAGGAAGAATTCTTACTCTTCTTTGTCCTGATTTCTCTTTATCACCAAGGATTAAAGCGAAATACTTTTTCATTCTTTCGTCTTGCGACATTTTACTTTGGGCCCCGCCCCCTGATTGTTGTGATTTCTCATACTGTGCCAATACGGCGTCTAATACATTACTCATTTTTTAAATAATTAAAGTGTTTAAATTGAATTATAAATATAGTTGAAAGTAGTGCTGATGTCAAATAAAAAAGGTCATCTTTCGATGACCTTCTTAAAATTTAAACCAAGTCTTCACCTGGTTGGAACGAATTCCTAATATCACTTGGATTGATGTCCTCGACTTCGTCTGAAGTTAAAACATAATCTTTTTTTCCTGTTTTTTCCATCTCGATTTTTTTGTCATCAAAGAAATCTGATAACTTTTGGTTGAAAGGATATGAGTCGTAAGTTCTTAATTCTAACTTTTCTTGTGGAGTCTTCTCTCTATACTTTTCGATTTTGTTTTCAATCGTATTGAGTTTGTTCATCAAAGCATCCATTTCAGATAGTTTCGCTTCTAACTTAGAGATTTGACCAAAAAGGTTGTTGAAATAATCATCTTGTTTTTGTTCGATGTTTTTTTGAGAATCAACTAAGTCAGTTATTTCTAACTCCTCTGTGCCACCTTCTTCATCACCTTCGGTAGAATTACCTTCATCGTCGATTACCTCAACGTCTGGGTCATTTTCCACATCGATTTTTTCAGGTGTTGCCGGTGCCGCTGGAGCTGCCGGAGCTTCAGGCGCCGCAGGGGCTCCTTCACCCGCACCTGTTGGTGGGATTGCTGCAGTCACTTCATCAGCCACAGCATCTGTTGGTGGTAATGGAGCTTCTTGCTCATTAATGTATTTGTTGATACTCTTGTATCTTTGAATTTCACTTAGAATTTTTTTGTCTAAACTCATTTTATTATCCGTTTAATAATTGTTTTATTCCGTGTGCGGTTTCTACTTTAACTTTTCTGTTGGTGTAAACTTGATGTCCCGCTCTTTCAATCAAACCATCTTTTTCTCTGACAACATAACATTCGCCTGTGTCTAAATCACAAACTTCTTTTGTTCCGTTACCGTTGTCTTGCTCAGAAAATCTCACTGATTTTCCAAGGTAGTTGTCTAAGGCTGTTTTAATGTTCATAAAAATTATGTTTATTATAAATATAATGAAATAGTTAAATTACATTTTATGCATATGTAAGTGGTGGTGTTAGGATTATTGGTCCTGTATTATTACTACTATTCAAGGTTATATTATATTGAAGACCAGGAACTCCACCAGTTAAAGTTGGAACTGAGAATTTAAGTTTAGTTGTTCCTATCAACTGAATTGACCTAATATCAACAGGTTGTCCGTCAACTTCAATTTCTCTAACAAGCTCTAAATT